AGTTGCAGTATGAGCAGATCCTATTGTAGATTGATGATTTCTAAGAACTTTTATTCTTCCTAAATCTTTTTCTACATTTAAGACTTTCACACACTCAGTTCCTATACCCAAAACATCATTAGGACGAATATTTAATTCATCAAGTTTTCCATCTACATTAAAATATGTTGTAAGACCAGTAGCACCTGCAGAACTTATACCTACATTTAACTTTAATCTAGTAGTTTGTATTCCTATAGATCTAGTAGTATTATTAGCAAGAACTCCTGTACTCAATCCACTAATAGTAACAAAATCGTGTATGTTAAAATTATGAGGAACTGTAGTATATCCTACAAATTTTCCTGTCCTATTAGGGATAAATTCTACATTTGAGAAATTCGTATTAGCAATACTAACATTACTAATAGTTTTTCCTTCAATACAATGAACAACAGCTTCTGCACCATATCCACTAGTTCCAGTATCATCAAATACAATAGTATCATAAACTTTATAGTCAGTTCCACCAGTTTTGATTCCAACTTCTTCAACTCTACCAGTAGATGTTTCAGTTATAAAAGTTTTTTGTTGTCTGATAAAATTAGGATTTACTAAGAAATCATAACTAGATTTACTGAATAGGAAATTATAAACACTAGTATTTCTTACCAAATCAGTTTTATTTAAATCAGTATCATCTTGAGTTGAAAGATAACTAAAATTATAATCTATAGGTTTTGACTTATAAGAATTACCTATAAAGTAAGGAAAAACAGGTTGACGATAATTTTTAAATGATCCTTCAGAATCAAAGGTATTTGGATTAATAGTAGCAAAATAAGCATACACTCCATTTGGATATTCTGGAGTCTTACAGAATCTTCCATTATGCTCATCTAAATCATTATCAGGATGATATGTATAATCCTCAACAAAAAATCCATCAGAATATACTTGATCACCTGATACTGTAAGAGGGTTAGGTCTTTCTGATGATATTGAAACTGAATATCCAGATTCTAAAATTTTTATAGCTCCACCAGAGTTTTTCTCATATCCATAAGGACCATATATTGGAGATCCATCATACGCCCATCCAAGAATAGGAGAATGAACACCAGAAGTTTCTTCTTGAGCATTAATATTAAGAGTCAGATCAGAAGTAAATATTTCCTTATCACCTACATCTTTTTTAACATAAGTAGATTGTCTTAACTTTCTGGGAGCATATGCATGAGAATATTCTAACTGATACTTTTCATTAAATCCATTACTAACAATACCATCATCAGATGTAATTTGATCATTTTGAATTAATCTTTGAACATTGTTTATAGTCCAAGTTTTTATGTTAGAATAAAACTTAGCACCTTGTCCATTTGGAGTAATTTTAATACTTGCATTAGTAGAAGTATATCCAATTCCACTATGAGCTACTCTTACAGATTCTACACTTCCAGACTTTAATATTGGTACTAATATAGTTCCATCTCCATCTCCAACCATAGATAATTCTGGAGGAGAATTATATTCTGAACCACCATTTTTAACTAGTACATCAGTTACTTTTCCAGTCTTATTATCAATGATAGGAAGTAGTTCTGCATTTTTACCAGTCTTAAGAGTAATATCAGGTTGTCTATTATAATTGATAACATCTGCTGATCCATATGTAGAACCACCATGAGGAACATATACTGATTCTATATTTCCTTTAACAATTGGTCTTAATTGTGCTTGGAAATTTTGACCACTAAATGTAGATACCCCTATGTTGCCAGTTACTGTTACTGTGATTGGAGGATAATTAAATTCATGATCTCCAGTTCCACCAGAAAGTAAATTTACATATTCCTTATTTTTCAAATAATGAGTGGACACTGTAGATCCCACACCAACAGCAGACAGTCTAAATGAATCACCATCAACTTTAGTTGCATAGTAATCAGTCTGAGTTGTTAATCCTAAAATAGGTGTTGTTGATTTAGTATCATATCTTAACTTTTCTCCAGTCCTGTATCCATGATTAATAATATTAATAGTATTGGTAGCAGTATTAATACCAGCAGAAGTGATAGAAGTTAATCTATTTCTATAACCTATACCAGAACTAGCAATACTTACAGAACTAATAACTCTTTTCTTATTAGCACACTCTAATTTGTGGAGGCCAGTTCCATAAGCAGTAAGATCTATGGCAGCAAGTCCATCAACAGCATCTTTGTATTTTTTATGTAAAGTTACTGTAGTAGCACTTTTAACGCAACAATAGTATGCAGCATCAGTAGTCAATCCAGCAATAGCAGTTTGACCTTCTGGATTATATGTAACTAATTCTCCATCTGTAAATTTATGGAAAGTGGAGAATCCAATAGTATTATTAGTAAGATTTACTAATTCTCCATCCTCAGTAGAATTAAATTCAGGACTATGATCCTTTAATACTAAATTTGGATATGCAACACCTCCTCTTCCATTTCCTCCAGTTATCTTTAATGTAGGAGTAGTAATGTAATCAAATCCACCATCAACTACATCAATCCTTTCTAGAGAACCTTGAACTTCACATAAAGCAGATACACCAGATCCTACAGGGTCTGTAATAGTAACTAAAGGTGGATTTACCACATCATAACCACTTCCTTCAGCAAGAATAGAAATATTTTGTACTGGACCATAATAAACTTGATCATTTGATTTATAATTAAGAATTTCAACACCATTAATCAAAATACCAGTTTTTCCTGATTGAGTAGAATGAGAAGTAGGAGAAATAACTGGAGGTTGGATTTTTCTTATTAAATTTTGAGATAATAGTGATTTATTAGCAAAAGTTGCTAATTCTAATCTATTGTTACTTACACTCCCAGAAAGTTCTACGTAAATTTCATTAGAAACATTAGAAAGACTTCTTGCAAGTTTTATAGTATTAATATCTACTTTTTTAACAAAATATTCTTGCTCTAATATATCTAATTTATTATCATCTCCACCAGAGGAATATTTTACTTTTTCTCCAGTAAGCAATCCATGATTGGGAATTGTTATGTCAGTATTATTAATAAAAACACCAGAAAAATAATGAACAGTATCTCTAATATCTAAATCTTCATTAAAGTAATCTGGAAGTGATGGAGAGGCAATATAAACTGCTCCTTCACTATCTACATAAGAATTTTGAATATTTGTAGTGTATATTTTGGTATTAGGATAATTACTTAAATTTGCTTTAGATAATAATCTCTGAATTGTATAATTTGCATTAAGAGATAATTCTCCAGCACCTTTTATTAAAACTTCTTTAGAACTAATTAAAGATATGATAGAACATGATAATCCATTAATAAGAGCACTATCTCCTACTATGAAAGAATGATCATCAAAAAGGCTTAATTGATAAGTAAAGTTTGATTGGTCAATAAGTTTTATAGATTCTACGTCATAAGTGGTTGAGACGTTATAAAATAAAGATTTTGAAACAGTATCATCTGGTTTAGATCCTAATCCTCTAGGTTCTATAACATCTCCAATTTCATTATAAGTAGCAGTATTTAAATTTAAATCTAAATCTTTTAAAACACCTGTTACTCTCACTTTAACTACATTAGCAGTTCCTACTCCAGAGTACCCATAAGCATAGGCGTTCATCTTAAGATCCTGAGTAGAATCTATACTTCTAGTAACTCCAGAACACCCAAAAAACTGAGTTAGTGATTTTGATTCATATTTTATAGTAGAAGAAGTTCCATCATCAAAATTAGCAATTAAAGATCCATTTGTACTAAATCCAACAGTAGAATCAACAGTTAATACAGTTCCTCCAATAGAAACATTATCTATTAATTTTGTATTAGGATGAATTGGAAACTCACCAGATACTCTTTCAGATACTTTATCATAATCTAAACTTAACTTATAATATGTTTTATCACCCCTTACAACAGGTTCTACATCACTTACAGCAGCAGTTACTCCCTCAAACCCATCTACAGCATCTTGAAATAAATTCCTATTAACAAGATCTCTAGGATCTCCTTCAATTGGTTCTGTTATAATTTGTTGAGATATTTTATAATTTGACTGAGAAGGAATGAATAAAAAATCACGTGGTTTTAATATCTCTACATCTTTACCATACAAAGCACGAAATAGAATTTCAAAAGATTGATCTGTTCCTTTAGAAGAATAAAAATCTTTTGATTGTTTAACAAATAATCTTTCATCAATATCACTAGAAAAAGACCTATCTTCAAAACCAGGAACAACTTGCTTCTTTACTTTCTTGAAAAACTCTTGTAAAAAGCGAATACTTAAATTATTAACTACAGTTCCTGAAGAATGTGTAGATATTCCTGATTGTGAAAATAAAAGTTCATCAGGTTTATTACGACTCCTATACGATGTAATTCCACTAAATCCCCTTGAACATCCAGTAAAGGAAGTGCTAGTTATTCCAGTATATGTTACAATCTCATTATTGATTTGTAGTAAACCATAAGACTCTGGAAAACCTGTAGTAGATTTAACAGAAATTGAATTATCAGCAATACCTACATTACTAGAAAGAGTTGTAGAATCTATAAGATCTGTTAACTCATCTATTTTTACATATTTGTCTATATTCTGTAAAACATCAAGAGTTGATCCTTGATTTTCTATAGCAGTATAATATTGTGCTAAAAATTCACCAGCAAGAGGAAAATCTGCTCTTATGAAATCTGGCAGTTGATTTTTAACAACTGAACTAATTTTGACTCTTGTATTGTCTGACATGTATCCTTATGGGAGGGATTAATATGTTGTAGTAGTAGACCCTATGATATATGTATCTGAGGAAGTGAGGGTGGTATTTAAGGTATCACCTTCGCCAGTTCTTGTTATATCTCCTCCTTTATAACTTGAAGTAGCAGTATACATTGTTCCTGAAGAACTTTCTCCAGAAGTAATATTATCAATCACCATATCTACACTACTATTTCTAACATCTAATTGTAAATATAAATCTTGCAATCCTATGACATCATTTGATTCTGGACAAGCAGAAACTTCAATTATTGGAACATCTTGAATTTTTTTAGATGTACCTGTAATATTAACTGGTTTTAAAAGAATTTCAGCTCTTTCATAATCAATAGTTCCAACATTATTGCTTACAATGACTGGACTATTAGCAGCTTGCAATCTAAAGAAGAATAAAGAACCAGTCCTTCCATCTTTATTAGGAATATCACTTAAATAGACAGGATCAGCCACTCCAAATATATTAAATCCAGATGACTTAATATTATAACCATCATAACTCTTTATATAAAAAGGATTACCAAAACATAACTCATATTCTGCAACTTGATTTAATTTGGGTTGCATATCTCTTCTAATTTCAACTTTAGTTATATTAGAAGTAATTGAGTCATGACTATTATCAATAATTCCTTGAAATTTACTATATTTGAATTTTGCACCATATTTATTCATTATTGCAGAATCTGAGTAAGCACTTATATTATTTGTTACTACAGTTTTCACTGAATTTGCATTAGGAGCTAAACTAGGGTTATAATATGCATTTACATCAACTTCAACATACAAATATTTTAAATCATTGATTTCTGTAATAATTCCAGCAACAGAATACTTTCTTAATTGTGCTTTAAGATTATTTTTGATGGAATCTGGAACAAAAGGTCCATAAAATGGTTTTATGGTGATAAAAACCTTTCCATACTGTGGAGGAGTCAATTCTTCACCTCCAAAAACTGAAACTGACTCAGCTTCAGGGTAAATTTTGGGAATTAATGCTTCATAATCACCAGAAGTCACTGCTCTGTTAAAAGTAGAGTAAATTTTAGGTGCAAAACGCTTCACAGAATCCACAGATTCAATTTCTTTACCTCCAGTTGACTCACTTACAGTAGAAAGTATGGAAATTCCAGTACTTACTAGATTATTATTGTTATCTACTATTCTTCCATTGAAATTAAAGGAAGAAATGCCATTTCCTGTAGATCCACTAGTAGTAATATAAGAAACATCAATATAATTGAGTGCTTTTAACTTTTCTCCAAAGACTCCATCACCAAAAATGAGCTCATATCTCTGATCTTCAACTTCTTGTATGAAAAATACCCTAGAAGTGTCTGTAACTTCAATTAAAGTATCAGAAAATACAAATTTTTTGGAAGATGTACTGGATTGAGTGTCTCTTACAGTAACTTCTAAGGTAGAAGTGTCAATATTTTCATTTTCTAGGGTATATCTTGAAGGAGGAGCTGGGTTTTCTGCAGAAACAGTGAAATTTGAGGTTAAAAATGTCCCTTCATATATGACAACATCCCTAAAAGTAGCAATTCCATCAACTACAGGTACTGTAATGTCACTTGGGATGGAAAATGAGTAACTTTCTGACCCAAATCTAGATGCAGAAGTGGTCACAATGCCCTTTCTAAGGGTCAGGGTGACAGGTTTAGTAGTAAATCCAGTAGTATTAACAAAAAATGAAATTATTGCCTTTGCAGCAGTCCTAGATCTGGGTGTGTAACCAATATTTCTTGCTAATGCTACTACATTTTCTCTTAAAGTAGCACTATCTATGAAAACCTCATTGCTAATCATGTTAGCATTGTAGGAATTTATGTAAGTATTGTATGCTAATACATCAATTATGTTAGAAAGGTTAGATCCTTCAAAATCATAATCAGTAAAATCAGAATTTTCCCTCAAATAATCAGTAAGTGAGGTCTTTATCTGATCAAAATCTAGATCTGTAAAGTTT